GCCGTCCTTCAAAAAAGAAGGGATAGCAAATGTCTAATTCAGACGTACAGGCAAAACGAGTTACTGCGGCAGCATCTTTAGGTGTAGGTCCAGCGCGTATTAGACAGGTTCAAGTGCTAACTACTGCTGGAGGCGCGGGTCGTCTCACTATCACAGATGGCGCTGGTGGGCGTACCATGCTCGACCTTGACTTCCTAGCTTCCGATTCTCACTCGGTAAACATCCCAGACTGGGGTATCCGGTGTCAAGAGGATGTACTTATCACGGCGATGACTAATATTAGTGCCATGACAGTATTCTACAGCTAGGAGTTGTGGTATGCGGGCGTACTATAAAAAAGGCGGCGGGGTAAAATCCGCAGCTTGGACCCGTAAAGAGGGTAAAAGTGAGTCTGGTGGGCTAAACGCTAAAGGCGTTGCTAGTTATCGAAAAGCTAATCCCGGTAGTAAGTTAAAAACTGCCGTCACTACTAAGCCCAGCAAGCTCAAAAAGGGTTCTAAGGCCGCTAATAGGCGAAAGTCTTTCTGCGCACGCATGAAGGGTATGAAGAAACGCAATACAAGCTCAAAGACGGCTAACGATCCCAATAGCCGTATAAATAAGAGTCTTAGGAAATGGAATTGTTAGGTGCCGTATTTACAATCCAACATACCACACTTCAAGGCTTGGGTTCGTAGAGAGTACACCAAGAACTTAGAAGACTACCATGGTGAGTTTCTTCACGCCATGGTTGTTGCTGTTACTACAATGCCTAACCGTACACTTAGTTTTCAAGTTATCTTTACAGGGTGTGAGTCAGACGACACTGACGACTCTAATATACATGGTGGGGCTATGTGGGCTAGGATGCCGCTCACAGCGCTTGTAGCCGACACACCTTACGAGGAGTGGCCTACTGAGTTACCACCTTACATAGCGCAGCCTTGGGACTGTATGTCTCACTACCATTCAGTATACAAGATTGAACGAGCGTCTCCTGCGCCTTGGTTAGCTAAGGTAGATGGTGAGTTCTACCCTGCTAAATATTACTTTACTGTCGATTACACAGACAGTGAGGTTGCAGATGATCCAGCACAACACAAACAAAGCCATATACTTGAATTGTTAGACGCTGGTGAGTACACAGGCAATATGGTAGCGTTACCTAATAATCGGGTGCGGGTTACGCATCCTGCGTGGTTTGAAACGGGTGAAGGTGCTCCAGACTTCAAACCAAACCAACATAGTTACAACTCAAAAGAAGATGTAGGCTATGTGTGGGATACTAACCGAGTGTTTAACAATTTATATAAGGATGCTGACAATGTTAAGACCTAGACCCCGCCCTAAGAAGGGTAATAAAAACGTAAGTGGCGCTCCTATGACTTCTATTCGTCCTAAAGCGCGTCCTGTAGAGGTTAGCGAAGAAGAAGCTGGCGCAATCGAACGTGGGAACAGAGCTTCTAAACGCCTTGCAGAAGAAAAAATGCCTATGATGAAGGCTGGCGGCATGATGAAGAAGGGCTATGCTAAAGGCGGCATGATGAAGAAGGGCTACAAAAAAGGTGGCAAGATTCGTGGTGCAGGTAAAGCTACAAAAGGTGTACGCGCAGCTAAAATGGTCACTATGAAGGGTTCGTGATGACTGACAGGGAGATTCTTAAAATAGCTAACGAAAACGTACAGTCGCTAACCAACGACCAACATAAGCGGTACACTGAGCTTATGAAAATGCCTGTCGCGGATAGGTATAAGACTGGGCGAAAAGCTGGTGGGCCGATTAAACTGCGTCGTGGCGGGTTAGCTAGAAGAAAGAGAAGCTGTGCGTAGGTATTATAAAAAAGATTGTGGGTGTTCTAAATGCAGTAAAGGCTACAAGAAAGGTGGTACTGTTAAGGACGCGTGTTACCACAAAGTGAAATCTTCGTATAAGGTATTCCCGAGCGCATATGCGAGCGGCGCAATCGCGAAGTGTAGAAAGAAAAAGGCAGGCAAGTAATGGCCGTTCGCAAAACCGCAAAAGGCGCTGCACTAAAACGCTGGTTTAAGGAAGATTGGAAAGATGTTCGTACAGGCAAAACATGCGGTCGTAAAGAAGGTGAAAGCCGAGGTACTCCGTACTGTAGACCATCTAAACGAGTTTCTAGCAAAACTCCAAAAACTAGCGGGGAAATGACAAAAGCGGAAAAAAGCAAACGGATTGCGCAGAAAAAGCGTTTAGGACAACCAGCGGGCAAGCCCAAACGTGTAGCCCCTGCTAAAAGGCGTAAGAAATGACCACATCAGGTACCACAGCGTATAATACGGAGACCACCGAGATCGCGGAGGAAGCATGGGAGCGTGCGGGCCGTGAAATGCGATCCGGTTATGACCTACGTACCGCAAGACGGTCTATGAACTTAATGACAATTGAGTGGCAGAACCGTGGGATAAACATGTGGACCATTGATTCTGGCACCATTAACTTGGTATCTGGTACTTCTAGGTACGCGTTGCCAGCAGATACCATTGATTTGATGGAACATCAAATACGTACCAACAGTGGTAACGCAAGCACACAATCTGATCTTACTATAAGTCGAATTAGTGTAAGCACGTACGCCGCTATACCAAACAAATTATCAGAAGGGCGTCCTATTCAGTTGTATGTAGAGCGTTTGAGAGACGCACCACATGTAAACGTGTGGCCTGTACCAAACAACAATGACTATGTATTGTATTATTGGCGTATGCGCCGCATTGAAGACGCAGGAAGTGGTGTTCAAACGGCAGATATGAACTTTCGGTTTTTCCCATGCCTTGTCGCAGGGTTAGCATACCATATTTCTATGAAAGTTCCTGAGCTAGCAGACCGTATTCCTATGTTAAAAGCTGCGTATGATGAGCAATTTGATATGGCTGCTGGAGAAGACAGAGAAAAAACTTCTGCTCGATTTGTTCCTAGAATGACTAGGATAAGCTAATGACTAATCAGTTTGCCTCTTCCCAAAAAGTTATCGCACTTTGCGATGTGTGCGGGTTTCAGTATAAACTACGTGAGCTACGAAACCTTTTTGTTAAAGGGCGAGACACAAATATAAAAGCCTGTCCAGAGTGTTGGGACGCGGATCATCCTCAATTAAAGTTGGGGGAGTTTCCTGTTAACGATCCACAGGCTATTCGTGATCCCCGTGTTGATACGAGCCTCGGTGTGTCTGGAGATTATAGCAGTAGAGGTATTCACTGGGGGTGGAACCCTGTGGGGGATGGTAATGATCCGTTTGGGCTTACCCCTGACACGTTAGTTGGAACTGGCCAAATAGGTAAAGTTACCGTAAACATAACATAGGAGATTAGTTATGAAGGTTTTTGATATGAAAGAACCCAAGGTTGTTAAGGTAAAAGGCGTTCAAGCTTATGGGCCAAAGCCTAGCATGAAGGGTGTCAAAACCACAGGGGTTAAAGTCCGTGGTACTGGCGCAGCTACTAAAGGGGTTATGGCCCGTGGGCCTATGGGGTAAGTTATGGATTACGTCGAGCTGAAAACAAATATACAAGACATTTGTGAAATGACATTCACTGATGCGCAGCTCGCTATGTTTACTGAGCAGGCTGAACAAAAGATTTATAATTCGGTACAGATTCCCGCGTTACGTAGAAATGTGACGGGGACGTTAACTGCTGGTAATCACTACTTACAGACCCCTACAGATTTTTTGTTTTCTTACTCGCTAGCGGTTATAGACTCTTCGGGTGAGTACCACTTTTTGCTCAACAAAGATGTTAATTTTATCCGTGAGGCGTACCCTACCCCAACAGCTTCTGGGTTGCCAAAACACTACGCATACTTTGATGATAATGCTTTTATTGTGGGTCCAACACCTAATCAAGGATATACTTCAGAATTGCACTACGGGTATTACCCGCAGTCAATAGTAACTGCAGGAACTACATGGCTTGGAGACGAGTTTGATTCTGCGTTACTGAATGGGGCTTTGCTCGAAGCTATACGCTTTATGAAGGGCGAGCCTGATATGGTGGCTGTGTACGAAAAAATGTACTTACAAGCCATTACGTTGCTAAAGAGTCTCGGGGATGGTAAACTCCGCGAAGACGCATATCGCTCGGGTCAATTCCGAGTTCCAGTGAGCTAAGGAGGCCCAAATGGCTATCACGCAAGCAATGTGCACCAGTTTTAAAACCGAGCTTCTCGGCGGTGTACAAGACCTAGATACAGACACAATCTACATAGCGTTGTTTACAAGCAGCGCTACGTTATCCGCAGCAACTACCGCGTACAGCACTACTAATGAAGTGTCTGGTACGGGGTATACCGCAGGAGGTAATGCCCTCACCGGAGCGGTTATTAGTGCTGACGGTACAACAGCGATTGTGGATTTTGACAATACAACTTGGGCATCGTCTACGATTACCGCCCGAGGTGCTTTAATTTACAATTCATCAAAAGCTAATCGTGCTATCGCGGTTTTGGATTTTGGTTCGGACAAAACTTCTACTGATGGTGACTTTACTATCCAGTTCCCCGCAGCGGACGCGTCGAACGCAATCCTACGTATCGCATAAGGAGTTAGGTTATGGTCGCACTGGTTAACCGCGCATATGTGAGTACCAGCACAACAGGTACTGGAACTATAGTTTTAGGCACCCCCGAGACTGGTTATCAATCTTTCGCGGATGCTGGTGTGACCAATGGCCAAACCGTACGGTACACAATACTCGATGGTGACGCTTGGGAAATAGGTTCGGGGGTATACACTGCTTCTGGGACCACTCTGTCGCGTACACTTGACGATAGTAGCACTGGATCACTGCTAAATCTTTCTGGTAATGCAGAGGTGTTCGTCACTGCGGCCGCGCAAGATATACTCCAACCAGCTAATAACCTGTCTGATCTAGCTAATGCGTCTACCTCCCGCACGAACCTTGGGGTGGCGATTGGCTCAGACGTACAGGCTTACGACGCGGACTTAACAGCGTTAGGTGGGTTGGCAAAATCTGATGGCAACATTATCGTTGGGAATGGTTCAACGTGGGTTGCTGAGAGTGGGGCGACTGCCCGAACGTCACTTGGTTTAACCATTGGTACAAATGTACAGGCTTATTCTAGCGTTTTACAGAATACCACCGCGTCTTTTACCACTGCGGATGAAACCAAGTTAGACTATATTACCGTCACGCAGGCAGTTAGCCTCGACCAAATGGAAATAGATATTGCTGCTCTTGAGAATGGCATGGTCTATAAAGGTGACTGGAACGCAGGTTCTGGTAGTTTCCCGGGCGGCGGTTCTGCTCAGACGGGTTGGTTTTACTACGTCTCAGGGGCAGGTACTGTTAATGGCATAACGTTCGCTATCGGTGATAACATTGTTGCGACAACAGATAATGCTTCTACATCAACATACTCAGGAAACTGGTCGAAGCATGACCAGACAGACGCCGTTCAAGCTGTTGTAGGTTTAACTGGCTCAATCGCAAAAGGTTCTCTCTTAGCTGCCTTGAATGTAGAGGATGGCGCGGACGTAACAGACGCGGGGAACGTAAATCCGCTTGTAGATGCTCACATAAATGTAAGCGGTGCTAGCAGTGGGCAATACCTTAACTGGAATGGTTCGGATTACGCTTGGGGTAGCATAGACACCTCCACCTTAATGCCAAAGTCTGGTGGCACGTTTACTGGTGATGTTACTTTTGCTACAGGCAAAATAATTGGTCCGACTAACGCCAGCGGCCTAGGCATGGATATTGAAATTCCAAGTCTTTATGGCCTTGATGTGATCTACACAGGGGGGCCGTCAAACGAGTTTTTAGCGAGATTTGGGTCAAACGCTGCTGTACAGCTTTACCACAATGGAAATGAAAAGTTTGCCACATCAAGCACTGGCGCAACAGTCACAGGTACACTGGCAGCGACAACCTTAACGTTAGCATCTAATGATCGTTTGTATTTAGGCAATTCAAACCATTCTTCCATATACTCTAATGGCACACAGCTTAGGTTGTATAGCGGAGGTTCAACTCGAATTACTGGTAGTAATATAAGTTTTGCTACACAAGGTGGAGTCGAAGAGTATGCTTCTTTTAATGCGAATGGGTCTGTTGATTTATATCATAATAATATTAAAAAGTTTGAAACAACATCGACAGGCGTAACAGTTACAGGAACACTAGCCGCCACAGCCGTGACCGGAGATGGCTCTGGACTAACTAACCTACCGAGTTTAACAGGCATTACAGACAGCGCATCACCGTTTAATACTGGATTAGGTCAGTTAGCGTTTAACGGTTCTAGTCCTACTGGTGACAACAATGTGGCTATTGGTTACCGCTCTGGACAAGCTCTTACGTCGGGCGTTAACAATATCGCGATAGGCGAAGACGCACTTTTCTATGTAACTACAACCACTGGAAACATTGGTATTGGTAATACCGCAATTCGGCAAGCTACTGGTAACTACAATATTGGTATTGGGGACGAATCAGTTAGGCATGGTACAAGCATTACTAATACTATTGGTATTGGCTACCGCGCAGCACGTGGCGCTACTTCATCAGACCCGAGCGGAGACTATAATATTGCTTTAGGGGCTAACTCGCTCTTCGGCTATACAAGTGCTGCTAGCAATGTGGCTATAGGGCAGTCAGCAGGGAATGCGATAACTACAGGTCCAACTAATATTCTTATAGGGTCGTACGCTGGAAGACTTATAACAACGGGTGGTAAAAATATTGTCCTTGTAAATGACGGCAGTAACATGGGCATAACTACAGGCTCACAAAATATTATACTTGGTACTACCGGCCCGTTTTATCTTGCAGGCGGAACTAATAATATCTTTATAGGTGATGAAGCAGGGAAAAACGCAGCTCCAGCAGTATCCAATAACATAGCTATCGGTAAATGGGCGTTGCTGGGAAGTAATTCTTCGACTGCTAATACAGGTGGTAACAACACCGCAATAGGTATATTCGCAGGATATGGTGTAACTACCGGCGCGGGTAATACAATACTTGGTACTAGTGCGGCTAATAACTTAACAACTGGGGGTAATAACGTTGTTCTTGGTTATGGTGCGGCTACTTCTTCAGCAACGATTTCCAACGAAATAACTCTTGGTGGTAGTAGTATTAATCGTTTCCGCATTCCCGGCCTACAATCGGGTGCAAGCAATGGTCAGGTAATGACCTACAACTCATCATCTGGGATTATTGAGTTAGCAGATGCGGCGGGCGGTGCCTCCTCAAATGTAGGCACAGGCA